GTCGAGTGAACCTTTAGCAACGACCAGGACTCCGTCAACGAAATCGTGTGCGTTTACTTTAACTCCTACACTAAAACCATCGCGCAAACCCGTCGCAGCTTCTACTAATGCGTCGTTGCCGGCTGTTGTTTCCGCGATCTTAAATGTCGCGTCGATTCCCTGTTCGGTTGCGGTCATAGATAAGACCTTTCCGATTGGTCGAGTGCGATCGTGCTCAAGTAATAATTTTACGTTTTTAGTCGCGATAGATTCAGGTTTAAATGACGTAAGTCCGGCTGATGTTGATCCGGTTTCGTTCCATGTAACGACTCGACCGGTAATGGTACGAGATTCGCTATCGGCTGACGTGATTGTTAGCGGTGATGTTAGCTTCATGAGATCATGTCCTCAGCTTGTCGGATTTCAGCGACGCTAATTGCGCCGATGTCATATAACGTTTTGTAAATTGCTACGCGTTCGCTTTCGCTGCCACGCAAATAATCGTCAAGCTCGAAATGAACCTTTTGTGATGACGGTACAAAATCCGGCATAGATAAACGATCGGAAATCGAAGTCATTAGCGGAATAAGTGAAAAATCTAAAAGTGTTTTACGAGTTACGTTTGCGTTTGAATATGTCATAGACGATCCAGTTTCGGAATCTACGAAATATGCCGGAATTCCGATTGCTCTTGCTAATTCGGTTGCGATGTATGAACGCGCTGCCGATAATTGTAATTTCTCAGGATCAAATCCGACTGTATCTAATTTAACGTCCGCATTTAGAAACGCAGTCGAACGATTACGTCGAGCGACGCCCCATGATTCAAGTAATTTCGCAATTCGATCAGCTGGGAGAGCTGTACCGTTAGAGCTAAGTACCATAGACGGCAGCGGCTCACGCGCATAGTTAGCGGCGGCACGTTCTAATTCTGCTCCGGTACGAATTGTACGACCGGCACGATTTAATAAACCCTCATCGTTGCCATAGAAAACGACTAGCGATCCGACGCCTGAATCCGGAACGCGTACTCCATCGACGGTGTAATACTCGATCGCTGTCGCGTTATTGTTTGTAAAATAACTTACACGAGTAGGCGAAACTCTTTGAACGGAACGAACGCGCTGCGTATCGGCGAAAAGTTCGGTTATCTGCCAGTATGCGTAGCCATAAAATAAAATGTCCTCGCAAGTCCAAACGTAAGTCGCACTTCCCGGGACGCGTGGATCGGGATCTTTAATTACTCTAGGGGCTGGCACTTCTAACCCTGTCGTATTGTCCCGGACTTGAAGCCCGATCGAAGCGATGGACGAACAGATAATCCCGCGAGCACGTGCGATCGTAGGAATACTCATAGCTTCTTCACGCGTCGCGGTAAGTACGCCGCCGTTAAAGGTAAAGAGCGAATCTGTTGTTGGGACAGGTAAATATGAAGCTTCAATGTCGTTACCTTGTAACGGCGCTACCGCTTCTACCTTTGACGCAAACAGATCACGAATACCCATGCGCGAATTCTCTCAGCCGTATAGCACTAACCCGTCATAATATCGAAGTCAAAGGTACGACCGGGCAAATTAACCGATTTATCGTAAAGGCTGGCGGCTCAGCTGCTCGAGGCGTTTCCGCGCCGTCGGCAATTCACTTAGACGAGCTTCGAGAGATGAAAGATTTAGAATCTTACGCGTCGCTTCGCTATACCCTCATGGCTGCAAAAAATCCTATGATTATGAGCTACACAAACGCGGGCGATTCTTCCAGCGTTGTGTTGAACCAGTTTCGTGAACGGGCGTTGGCAAGCATTGCAGGCGTTGACGACGACATTGGGTATTTTGAATGGTCAGCACCGACCGACGAAATCAGCGTGGAAAACGCACGGCACGCCAATCCTTCAATGGGCACACTGATTCACGCCGACAACATCAAAAGCGTATTGAACGACCCTGCCGACGTTGTCATGACTGAAGTGTTGTGCCGTTGGGTTGTGGCGATCAACAGTGCCGTCGATTCTGCTTCATGGGGCAATTGCCTGGACAAAGCAGCTGACCTGGACATTGACAAATTGACCTGGTTGGCGATCGACCTTTCACCCGATAGACGCCACGCCAGTTTGGTCGGCGCGCAGAAATTGCCAAACGAAGAATTCGTGGTGAAGTTGCTGCACACCTGGCAAAACGATCTTCAATTGGACGATAAGGCAATTGCCAACGACCTGGCAGATTACGCCCGAAAGTATCCAACCGAATACGTTCTTTACAGTCGAAAAACCAGTGCAGCCGTAGCCGCCCGCCTTGCACCTGCTGGCATTCCGATTTTCGACATGGACGGGGTGTATCCGCAGGCGTGCGACGAAATGTTGTCGGCGATCAATAGCGGTCGGTTAAAACATAGGGGTCAGGCGCAATTGTCCGAAGAAGTTTTGGCGGCCGTTCAATTGCGTCGTGGGGACGGCGGCTGGGTTATAGGACGAAGGGCGTCACAATCCGTCGTTTGCGGCAGAGTGGCAGTTGCCCTTGCGACACATTTTGCGACACGCCCAGAGAATGATCTTGACATCATGGTGGGTTGATCGTATAAGCCTGACACAATTTGCACATGGGATTTTTCGATCTATTCACGCCAAAGGTTGAGGCTGCCGTTCCAGTCGAAGCCGCCAACGTGGACGCAGCTGCTATTGCGCCGTATTTCAGCGAAGTAGGAAATCTATTTCTATTCGGCGGCGTAATAACGGCTTCGCGTGCCGAAGCAATGAGCGTGCCAACGTGTGCGCGTGCGTTGGGAATCATTCAAACAATTGCGTCACTTCCAATGCATACACGCAACGAAGCAACAGGCGAGAAGGTCACACAACCACGTGTGATCAATCAACCTGACCCACGCATTCCAGGTTCAACATTTTGGTCATGGATAATTTCAGATTTGTTCTTCCACCCTGCCGCTTATGCGTACGTAATGGAACGTTACGCAGACACAGGCAAAATCCGCGCAATGGAACGCATTGCACCTGAACGTATAACAATTACAACCAACGGCATGGGTTATGAAATTGCGTCATACGCAATTGACGGCGCGTACGTTGACCCTGCAAATCTTGTTGTTTTCCAGGGCACACAAGAAGGTTTGCTAAGTCGTGCAGGTCGTACGATCAAGGCTGCCGCTGCGCTTGAACGCGCTGCAATGAATTTTGCAGTCGAACCAATTCCACAAATGGTTTTGAAATCAAACGGCACATCACTTCCAGCAGATCGTGTTTCAAAGTTGCTGACCGCATGGCGTACTGCACGTGCAAACAAATCAACGGCGTTTTTGAATGCTGACGTAACGCTTGAAACATTGGGTTATGACCCAAAGAATCTTCAGCTGAACGAAGCCCGCAATTACGTTGCCTTAGAATTATCACGTGCATGCGGTTTGCCTGCATACTTTACAGATTCACAACAATCATCATTTACTTATTCAAACGCGCTTGATAAGCGTCGCGACCTGGTTGATTTTGCATTCCGAAATTACATGTCAATAATTGAACAACGTTTGTCATTTGCTGATTTCACACCAGCGGGCAACCGTGTTTCATTTGATCTTGACGACTTCCTACGCGGTAACCCTTACGAGCGCGCGCAAGTGTACGAAATTCTCAATCGCATTGGCGCAATGTCAGTTGAGGAAATAAGAGAAGAAGAGGACATGTTGCTATGAGCAAAAAAGTAATCACACCAATGACGATCACGGCGGCAGACTCAAACAGTCGCACAATCACCGGGCGCATTGTCACATTTGAGGAAACAGGAAACGCCTCAATTGGTAAAGTGCAATTTGCAAAAGGTTCAATTGAGCCAACTGCAGTTTTGCTCAACCTTGAACATGACCGCACACGTCGCATTGGCAAAACACTTTCAATTGAGTCAAGCGACGCAGGAATTGACGCAACTTTCAAAATTGCAAACACAACTGCAGGCACTGACGCACTAGTTGAAGCAGCTGAAGGTTTGCGCGACGGTTTCAGCGTTGAAGTTTATTTTGACGAGTACGACACACTCAAAGACGGCACAGTTCGCATTTTGAAGGGTGAGTTGACTGGCGTCGCATTGACGTCAGAGCCTGCCATTCGATCAGCGCGCGTTGCTGAGGTTGCTGCAACAGAAGGCGACGAAAACGAAGTTTCTGACTCAACAGTTGAGCAGGAAGTAACACCAACAACAGAAGGAGACGAAGTGGAAAACACCGTCACAGACGCTTCAGCCGTAGAGACGGTAGAAGCCGCACAGTCAATCACTGCAACTGCAAAGCCTGCAGTTGGTGGTTCATTCACCCGCCCACGCTTAGAGTTCACCGCTGCTAAGTACCTAGAAAACACAATCCGCGCTTCAATGGGTGACGAGTCTGCTCGTCAGTACGTTGCAGCTGCAGATGACACAACAGACAACGCAGGTTTAGTGCCTACACGTCAGTTGACTGAAGTCATCAACGGACTTGCAAACACAACACGTTCAAACATTGACGCGATTTCTCGCGGTGTATTGCCTGACGCTGGAATGAGTTTTGAAATTCCAAAGATCACAACAATGCCAACAGTGGCTGCAACATCAGAAGCAGGCACACCTTCAGAGACTGACCAGGCTGCAGCATTTGTGACAGTTAACGTTGCAAAGTACGCAGGACAACAGACATTCTCAGTTGAATTGCTTGACCGCACTTCACCGCTATTCTTTAACGAATTGCTTTCAAACATGGCTGCTGCTTACGCAAAGGCAACTGACACTGCAGTGAATGCAGCGTTGATTTCAGGTGCAACCGCTGACGGCACAACAATCACAACATACCCAACAGCTGCTGAGTTGCTTGGTTTTGTTTCTCGTGGTGCAGCATCAGTTTATGCAAACACAGGGCTTTGCTCGCAACATGATCGCTAACACATCACAGTGGGCAAACCTCATGACACTTAACGACTCAGGTCGTCCAATTTACAACGCGTCACAGCCTTCAAACGCTGGCGGTGTTGTACGCCCTGACTCAATCCGCGGAAACGTTGCAGGTCTTGACCTTTACGTGACTGCAAACACTGCTGCAGGAACAGACACAGACGGCTCAATGCTCGTCGTCAACCCAGCTGCTTATACATGGTACGAGTCACCAACCTACCGACTACGCGCAGACGTAA